ATCTTAGTCCTTGAGAAGGTGCGTTTGTAGGAACAGCAAATGTCACAGTTGCGCCTGAATTACCTGCTGTACCGCTTACCGTAACTCCGCTAGTATAAGATGATGAACCATTTTTAAATGCTAGTGGGTGTCCAGAAACACTACTATCACTTACATCAAAGACATATGTTGTTCCTTTGGAAAGTTGTAGGGTTGGAGTGTTTACACCATTTAAAACAAATACGTTAACCCCACCTACATTTGAAACAGTTACAGTAAAATTTGTGGTACTTTCAGCAGTCCTTATAATATTACCCATACCGTTACCATGTAAGGTGCAATAATATCTATATGGCATTGTACCAGTTGTAGCAAGCTCTAGTGTTACTGTAGCTCCTGTTTGTCCTGCTGTTCCCGAAGTAGTAACTCCTGTAGTGTAAGCATTACCAGAAGCATCTTTAAATCTAAATGGATGTCCACTATTACTACTATCGCTTACATCAAATACGTATGTTAATCCTTTTACTAATGTTAGTTCAGCAGCTTCTACACCATCTATATAAAATTTATTACCACTTCCACTATTAGCTACAGTTATTGTATAATTATGTGTTGTTAATGATTCAACATCTCCAAATGCAGAACCAAGAGCATTTACAGTTGCTAACGTTGGACCTGCTTCACCTGTTTGAGTGGTTGAATTAATTGCAGTCGATGCTGTAGCTGCAGGGGATGTGGTGTTTGCTGCAGCACCAAATGTTAATGCAGATATACTTGTAGAACTTGCTAGGCCAGAAACGCTAGTAGTTGCTGGACCCTGACCTGTAATAGTACCTACTGCCCCAGCAGCAGCCTGTCCAACAAGTTCGTTTGGTGCAGCAACACCTGTGGTAGTAGGAGCATTAGCTACACCTTGCGTAGTTACTGCAGTAAGAACAACAAAGTTACCTTCGCCACCTAAAGCACTTATCGCTGTTTCGGCTATTGAAGTAAGGGCTAACATTTAACTTTCTTTCTACTCAACAAAACTTGATTGAACCCATTGCTTATTTTCTTCATCCCACAAATGATAATGCGTTTCTGTATCTGGTGGTCTTTCTATTGGTGGCTCCCATTCTCCATTTTCGCTGTTCATTGTCCATGAAGCAAAAGGTTTTGGGCAAACAAAGGCATCTATATCTGCGTTATAAGTGTCTCCAATAGCGGCATATCTTTTCCTAATATTATCGTTGTAACTTGTTTGTTTCCAAACAGTATCTTGACCAAACATATTTTTTAAAAAGACAATGCCAACAGCTTCGCTTTCGTTTCCGTCTTCATCCTTACAATCATCATTGCCTATAACAACTATGTCAGTAACAATGTTATCTTCAAGTCTTGCAAAGTGTGCCATTTACTGAAACCTATATTGAAGAATTACAATGCCAGAACCGCCAGCACGTCCTGCCGAACCGTTCCAACCTGAACCACCACCGCCGCCAGTGTTGCCAGAGCCGGGATAGGGAGGTGGGCTACTAAGGCCACCGCCATTGCCGCCACCGCCAGAGCCAGAAGCAATGTTTGTTGTCCAACTAGTGCCACCGCCACCGCCACCTCTATAAGCACCGAAATGATAACGTGCGCTACCGCCAACACCGCCTAAGTTGTTTCCTCTTGCAAATCCATTTTGACCGCTACCGTTTGAGCCACCGCCACCACCGCCAGCTAATCTACGCCCACTACCGCCACTATTACCTTGACCTGATATACCAGTACCACCGCTATAGTATGTTGTTGTATAGCTATCAAAACCACCACCGCCACCAGATCCACCGTTTCCAGCGCCGTAGCTTGGCTCTGTAGATGCACCGCCACCGCCACCAGTTGAGGTAATACCTAAAGCAGAACTATTGCCACCATTACCACCAGCCTGATAATAATAGCTCGAAGTTCTGCCAGCACCACCACCGCCAATACTTATATAATTATTCCCTGCGCTAACGGTTGTTGACCCATATCTGTAACCGCCACCGCCGCCACCGCCAATACCAGAACCACCGCCGCCACCTGCTACAATTAAATATGTAACTGAGTTTGACCCTGCGCTGTTACCACCATTTGTTATATTGAAATAACCGTTGCTATAAAAGTAATGCGTTCTGTAATTACCGCTTTGTGAAACACTTCCACCAGTAGCATAGACATAGGCAGCATTTGCAGCACCATAAAATTGGTTAAAGCTTATTGTGCCACTACTGGGTATGCCACTTGCTACGCCATAATATTCGCTTAAAGAGTGTGGTGCAGAGCCACCAAATTCAGCCGCAATTTGCGACATTGATAATGATCCACTAGATGGTAATGGCATATTTAACCCTCAAGTATTGCTCTTAGTTCTTCTATTTCATCTTGCTGTTTTCTGATTGCTTCAACTAATAAGCCCACCATATTACCATAAGCAACGGTTTTAATTCCTTTATCGTCTGTTTCGACAACTTCTGGCAAAACTCTTTCTACCTGTTGAGCAATAACACCAGTTTGTTTTGGGTTACCTTCAATATCATTACGATTAAAAGTTACGCCTTGAATAGCTTTTATTTTTTCAATCGGGTTTTCTATTGGCTCAATATTGTCTTTTAGTTTTTCATCTGAATAAGCTGTAACATTGCCAGATGCAGTCATAGTACCGTTAACATAAAAACCGCCACTTTGTGTGTAGGCTTTTTCACTACCGTTATGATATAATTCTACTTCTCCATTTCGCCTACAAAGTACCGCCCATTCGTTGTCAGTATCGTTATAAAGGCCAAGATTATCTGCACCATTCGACATTAACGTCCAATCATCACGAATACCATAACCTGCCCAACTAACACCACGGTCATCGTCTACTTTTATAGTACCGTAATCTGCTGTAGCTACATCAACGTAGCCTAATGCAGTAGCGGCTGTTTGATAGTAAGCACCATGCTGTCCATCTAATGTATCAGCATTAATATTTAACGCATCTATGTCTGATTTTGTCTGGTCAGCCGTTGCGCTTGTCTCAATACCATTTAGCTTAGTTAACAACGCATCAGTAAAAGCATTTGTATCAGAGTTATTTTCATATGCAGTTTTTATTTCAGCATCTGTTTGGTCAGCCGTTGCTGAAGCCTCAATACCATTTAACTTCGTATGATCAGCATCAGTAAACACATTACTGTCTGTGGCACTTTCAACAAGCGTTCTAATTTCTGCTGCTGTTTGATCTGCTGTAGCTGATGCTTCTATACCATTTAACTTGGTATGGTCAGCATCTGTAAAAACATTACTGTCTGTAGCACTTTCAACAAGAGTTCTAATTTCTGCTGCTGTTTGATCAGCAGTTGCACTTGCTTCAATGCCATCTAATTTTGCACCATCTGTAGCTAAGTCTCTACCATCAACAGTTCCACCAACAGTAATATTATTTCCTATTGCTACATTGTTACTAGCATCTTCAAATACTAATTTAGAAGATGGCAGGGTGACAAAAATATCTTTTTCACCCGAAGACCAGTTTATAGCATTGTTACTGTTCGTACTACTTAGTATTGTAGTTCTTGCAAGAGTGGTTCCAGAGGCCGTAAATGTGCCAATGCCAATCTCGAATTGAGTGCCATCAGTACAGCAATAGTAACATGTATTACCATCTCCTACTGCTGTAAACCCTTGGAAGTTTCCTGTGGCTCCTTCTAGAGTGTAGGTTCCTGTTCCAGTAGTTTCAGTCGTTTCTTTTACTCTATTTGGATTTACTAGTGCCATTTTAGTATCCTTACGTTATACGTAGAACTGCGTTGGATGCATCTGCTGCTGGAAAGATAACAGTAAAATCACCTGCTGTTGATGCTACGTTTGAGCCAAACGAAAATACAGCTATAGCTTTGTTACTTGCCGAACTGTTATATATCAAAGCTCCAGCAGCCGTGATTGTCAGGTTCGAGAACACTTCATCTGCAAAGTCTACAAATGCCGTAGTTCCCGATAAAGATATTGTAGCGGAATCTAAGTTTTGCCCCCCTGCAGAATAGTTTGTTCCTGAAGCTTCATCTGAACTACTTGTTAATTCAGAGTAGTTAGTAGTTGCTGCACCAAAACTCCCTGTAGGAGAAGGTTTAATTAACGCTAATTTTAGCGTGTGTGTGTCTAAATCGTGAACACCCCCAAGTAGCTCTTGCTTGAAGCTGTTGCACATTGCTGTAGTAATAGTACCCATGAGAATGTTCCTTTTGTTAAGGGCAATGAAAATGCACTAAGAGGCCACCGAAGCAGCCTCTAAGTTTTATCTTATGATTACGCAGCGTTGTAACGTGCTGTGACCAATGCTTGTGGGCGTAAAATCTTACGTCCGTAAAGGTGCATACCACGTACAATGTCTGCGAATGAGTCTGGATCTCTGTAGTTTTCTACTTTGTTGATCTGCTCTGCAGTTGCAACCGCTTCTTCCTGACCTGCAAGGATAACACCGAAGTTGTCATCTTGTGCAGTTGTGCCAGAAGTTCCTGGTCCTGTACCGTCTGTCGGTAGGTTGTTTGAAACGTGTACACGGAAGCCGTGGATGTTTCCTGCAACCAATCCGTTTTGTAGACCTGCTCCACCGAAGTCTGAATTTAGAAGACGTGAGTCTTCGTCTTTCAACATTTCCATGAAGATTGGGTCAACAACCAAGTAACGTCCACGTGAGTCAACGTTGCCTGTGTCCAACTGACGAGCCATTCTTGCAATAAGTTGCAATGGTGATGCAGTTGTGGTTCCCTTTGAAGTTGCGCCTGGTAGTCTAGGTGCTAGAGGGATTGAGTCACCAGTTGTACCAGATGAAGCTGAAGTTGTGATGTTAGTCATGTCAGACATGTCCAACTGGTTCACTTTCAAAAATTCACCATTTAGCTCACTTGATGTTGGGTGCTGTGCAGTACCTGATACAGCAGTTGAGTATTGACCTGTTGATGCTGTGCCTGTCATGTAAGCAAGAACATCTACATCAATAGAGTCAGCCATTTTGTATGCTGCTCTGTCTGCAGCTAGGCTTACGAAGTCAACATGTGAGAACTGGTCCTCGATGTCATCCATTTTGAAAGCAAAATAGTTAGCTTTGTCAATGGTTAACTGGAAGTCACTGTCATCTAAGTCTTGTACAGTGATGGCTGTTTTACGCTCAAGAGCGTTGACTGTTACGTCAGGCTCTTTTTGGATGCGTACAACATCCCCTTGATTTGCAATCTCTCCAAAGTAGGAGTTGTTAGTAATTGCGCTTATCACAGAAGCTTTTCTTAAAGCAATCTGTGCTTGTTTGGAGTACATTATCGGGCTAAAGTTGCCGTCAAATCCACTCTTGCCAGAGGCGAGTGCTATAGCCATAATTAAAATCTCCTTTATAGATATGGCGTTGAAGTAACACTACATATCCACCATGAAGAGGCTCTTAGTTTTAGGGTAGTCAGCTATGCTTTGAGACTGCGCTGTCTCTCTGCGCTGGGCCTATACTTTGAGGTAAGTCTTTTGTGTGGCTAGTGCTTGATTAAAGCATACACACTAATGTTGTGTATATGCTATAGTTGTATCTACGATGTTTAGAATGTCAACTACTTTCTTGATACATCGTAAATAAATCTTCCATTACGTTGAGCGTCTAGTATTTCTTCCTGTCGCTTTTCGTATTCTTTAATAGACATTGCAGCTACTTCTGATTCACGGACGTATCCTGCTGTCTCATCTGGTTCGGGTGCTGCTGCACTTTTTGTTTTAACTGAAGATGCTGCTGCTTTTTCTGAGGGAGTAGCTTTCTTCTTGTTTGTAATACCTTTGTCTATCTTGTACAAATCTATTACACGTGCTACAGATTTTGCATCGTCAACATTTTCATACAGAGCATCCTGTACCCACTTAGGTTGTTCTTTAGCCCAGTTATGAAATGTATCGTCTTGACGTATTTCTATAAAGTCAGGATGCATCTTAACAAGTTCAGCTTCTGCTTTTTCTTTTTGTGCATTAATACGCATTTCTTCAAACTCAGCCATACGCTCTTCTAATGCATTAGCAGATGCCTTGGCTTTTTTATCAGCAATACTTTCGATGATACCTGCAACATCAGGATACTCTTTAGCCCAAGCTTCTAGTTCTTCATCTGTTTTAGGTAGTACAAGCTCTTGCTTTGCAGCTTTGTTTAACTGCGCCTCTAATGCTGCTATTTTTGCGTTGAACTCTTCTTCTTTCTTTTGTGAGTGTCTACGCAAATCACCATAACGTTTCTTGAAGTTCTTTTCTTCAGCACCTAAATCATCTTCTTCTTGTGCTTTGGCTTCTGGTTTTTCTTCTTGTTTGGTATCACTCTCTGCCTGTACTGGTTCAGCTTTAGGCTCTTCGCTACTGGGTTTATCTTCAGAACTTTCTTCATCTGTTATACCTGCTGCTGCCCTAGCTTGTTTTTTCATTTCTTCTAGTTCAGCTTCATCTTTTTTAATACGCTCTTCGTTACTTAGGTATCCACCTCTTCCCATCAATACTCTTGGTATAGCAGGTTTTACCATAGGGTTTGGTTTTGCTTCTTCGCTTGTAGCCATTTGTTTTCTCCTTATGTTGGGGTCAGCCGTAGCCGAGTGGCCTTATAGTTATTTGGATTTTTTCTTCATTGCTTTTTCTAATTGATCTGCTTGTTTAGCGTGTGACTTAGATGCTTTCTTTAAACCTTTTACTACTTTCTTAACTGTTGGTTTATCTACTAGTCCACCTTTTTCAAAACCTCTGACAACACCTCTGTCCAAGTCTCTCAAAACATTTTCTGTTCTAGCTGCTGCTTTTAGTGACTCAGTTCTTTCTTCTCTTGAAGCACCTCTGTCTCTCATATCTTTCATTACTTTTTGAGTATTCTGTCTTGCTTTTCGTACTCTATCAGATTCTTGCCTTATTGGTTTTGTTGCTGTTCTTGGTGCAGGAGTTGAGTCTACTGATGAAGGTTCAAACCTTGTCTGACTTCCACCAAACTCTTCTGCTGGATCTCTTCCCATACCACCAAATCCGCTTTCTGCTGAAGGTATTGGATCGTAGCTTGGACTTGGCTCTCTTGAAGTTATAGGTGTTGTTCTAACTGCAGGTTGTGCAGGAGTTATTGCACCATCAACTCCGGGAGTAAATCCTCTGTTATTTCTTAGATCAGCTTGTTGATCCTCTGGTGTATATGCCTTTGTCATTTTATCTAGCTGATCATAATCTAGCCCACCTGCTTCAGTTGCATTTGGATCATTACCTGTTATCTTACCAAGTAGAGTTGCTATCAAACCCGGCTCTTCAGCATTTGCTATTTCAAGTAGCCGATCATAACGCCTCTTATCTACTTCGCTTGTAGCAGGATCATCTCTTCTACGTTGTATTTCATTCTTCAGTTGTCTAGTTTCATTCCACATGGCAAATTTTGCTGCAGCGCCAACTACAGGATTTAAGACACCTAAACCAGCAGCTATTGCATTACCTGTCATTTTTTTCTGGTCTGCTACCATTTGAGTTAGTTCTTCCATAGATAACTCTTTATAGTTCACAGCAGTTGGCATTAGCTCTGGTGGTATGCCACCTGCATTACCATCATCTCCCATGTCAGAACCACCACCACCGCCTATTGCAGGAGTAGTAGCTACAACTGTGCTTCCTTCTTCTACAGGGTAGTAACCTGCAGGTATTTCCATTTGTGGTACGCCATCTATAAACGTGATAAATATTCTGTGACCAGCATCGTTCATATACTCACGCATTTCTAATAGTGGACCCTCGCCTGTACCCTCGCCGTAGTTAGCATAAGCGTTTTCCATATCAAAGCCACCCTCTTGGCCTTCTGCATAAAAGGGCTGGTTAAATTGATCTTCACCACCTATAAGTCCTCCATCATCAAAAAACTCTACGCCTAAACCTTCCATAAGTCTTTTGTAAAATGGTTGATCATAGTAACGAACATTTAGAGGTTCATCCTCTCCTCTGTACGCTTGAGTAACATCTCCTGCACCTCTTACTGATGATTTTCTTTTCTTAGGTTCAGGCTTTGGTGGTTCTTTGTCTTTGTAGTCTCCACCGAAGTTTATCTGTTGTGCAATAGAAGGTCTAATTGGATCTGACTTAGGTGGTTTCTTTGTTAGTGTAGGTCTACGATCATCATCCCTAAATACTTCTTTTAGTCTTTCTCTAATAGCTTCAAATCTATTTTTAGGTTTGCCTTTATTTGCTTGCGCTCTTTTTACAACAGCCGACATAGATCTGTCTCTGGTAGGTTTAGTTTTTTTAGGAGCAGAGTAGCTACTGTAAATACTACCACGTCCTCGCTCAACATTCATACCACCCCTTCGCATTTGGACAGGCTCCATATCGTCTGAAGTCTCTAAGTCTTCTAATGTAAGTGAAATATCCATATCCATGTCAGGAGTATCGTCCATAGGTTCACCACCTATACGTCCATCGTTAGCCATCTGAGCGTATCCTAGTTTGGCTTCGGTACGTAAATCTTCAAATAGTTTTACACCATGAAAGTTTACTACATCAGCAGGTACAACTATTTCACCCTCACTAAGCATAGTGGGTATGTCATCTCGTACATTCTCTGCTGTAGAACCTAGTGGTATATCATTACCTGATACAGGATCTTGACCTATAGTATTGTCAGGTACATCACCAAAGTTCATTGCCATTTGTTCTTCTAACGCCATACCGCCCTCACTATATCCTTGATATTCTAAATCTAACTTAGCATTCTTTGCTAATACTAATGGTCCTATTTGTATGACCTCTGTTGCTTCTCTAACAGGTACGTGTTTATTCTCACCTGCTCTTACGTAAAAACCACCCTGTCTTCGTGGATCAAAACCTACCTGTGTCCACTCAGGATCGTCAAGTAACTCTGCTGCTTTAGCACGTATTGCGTCTGCGTCTAAGTCTTTTACAGTACCTGATACAGTTGCATATCCTGTTTTATTATCTACGCCAGTTCCTATCTTTTCACTTTGTTTTTGTGACGCAATAAATCTAACAGGCTTATCATCACCACCAAAGTGTACAGCTTTTGCGTAAGTTGTAACCCCTTTACCATCTGCTGTTTTTACTGCAGGTGATGTACCAGCAACAATCCAAGTATCGTGTGCTAAATATGCAGGTATATCTAATCTACTATTAAATTGATCGCCTACTTTTAAAGAAGAAGTATTTGCGCCTAACTTAGATGCAGTCTCATCATCTAAAACAAAAACACCTTTTTCTCTTTTACCACTATCAAGTGCGAAGACTAAAGCTTTATCACTAGGTTCTCTAGGTAATTGATCATACTCACTTACAGGCTTTACTCTATCTACCGTTTTTAAATGTTGATCTCTTGTTATCTTGTTTTCTAAAAGTAATCTAGTAGACTCCTGAAGTTCAAGAGCCTCTGGAGATTTTTTATCATCAAGGTCAATGCCACGTTTTTTTACAGCTTTCTTTGCATTTTGTTGCCACGTAGTTGCATCTTCTGCTTTATCTAGTGCAGCCATTTCTGCATCAAAGTCTACTTGATCTTTAGGCTTCAACCTGATGTTACCACCTAGTGAACCTAAAGCATCAGGATCAACCTCAATACGTTTTATCATATCTGCTGCATTACGTATACCTTTAGCAGCAACATCTCCGATACCCGGAATAGCACCTATCAAAGCAGCACCACCTAGTACAGCAATGAAACGATAATCAGGATCTTCTTTCTGTAGCTCATCATAGATTTCTTTTGCTGCCATAGCATCTCCTATAATAGGAGTCATCTCAGCTACAGTAGTAGCAGCGTCTTTAAATGTAATAGATTTTCTGTCCTGATCTGCACGTCTGCGTCTACCTTCAGCATCTACAGGTTGAAAGTTAAGACGTTCTTCCTCAGTTGGTTGGTCCATTTACCGTTTCCCTTAGTAGCTTTAGCTTTCTCAGTACGTCTATCGCACCTTGCTGTCTGTGTATAACGTGTGGTTCATTGGCTGTTTCCAGCGCACGTTGTCTAGTTTGAATTAGTTCATCTATATGTTCTTGAAACTGTTCGTAACATTCTTTATCATTGACCAACTGCTTGAGGTGCATTTCCTGTAAATCCTTGTTCTTCAGGTAATGGTGCTGTACCCATACCTATTTGTGA